CTAATATCACTTCTATTGTTACCCCATTCAGTTATAATTTCGGTCCATATAGTAAGATCATTATCTAAAACCTCATCTATAAACCCGGCACCTGAACTAACCTTGGGAAGTGCGCCTCCACTAGGATCAGAGACAGAACGCCCCTTATCTACACGCCACAAAGAAGAAGGTAAAACAACTCCTTCTTGGGAAGCCTTTATAGCCGCCTTAGACTTTCCTGACTTAGAAGGTGCATCCTGACGAAATTGATCTGCCATTCTCTCTTTGAATTGTTCCAGCCCCTCTCCTGCTATAAAGGAAGTGAGGTCTTCAATTAAATCTCCCATATAGAATCCCTTTAATACTAAGTACTAGAGAAGTTTATCATATAACATTATACTAGCTTGCCCAAATTTCTGGGATTACGTCATGGAACCCTACATCCTGATTGTCATATTTATCGAGGTAGATGATCTCTTTACCGAGATATCCAATGTCTGGGTGCCAATAGCTAATAAGATGCTTAGGTGCAGTCGCTACGTGGAGTCTGCTAGTTGTGTACTCGTCCCCACCTTTGAGTGTACCGTTGATAAGGAGCGGTCCAGTTCCAATGTCGTACTCATCAATGCGGTGGAAATGTCCAATCATTACAGCGTCAAAGCCTGTGAACCTAGTGTCTCCCTCTACTAATCTATCGCCGTACTGAACTACTGAGCGGAGTTTTGTGATAGCACTTGTAATAGAGTTGAGTCCACCGCCACCAGCAACAGAATCCCCATGCATAATAAGGACACGTTGGTTAGCCACTTCAAAGATGTGCATGAAACTCTTAGGAATCTCGAACGAAACATTAGCCAAGTCCTTACAGAAGGCGGCAATCCATTGGTACATCATGTAGTCCCAGTCCATGTACTTCTCTTTAGACGGAATCTTACGAGTCATACGACCGTGGTTACCTACCACAGCGGGTACTCGTATTTGGGGGAAGTGTGAGGATAACTCTCGGATAGACTGAGCGATCAGGTACGCACCATTCATCATCTGCATCATACAGTTCTCTACGTTGGTGCGGGCTAATTCTTCATGAATGTCACCTGAAATCATGTCGCCGAGCATAGGGATGACGAGTTCTTTGATCGGGGCAATGTTTCTGCGTAAATTAGATAAATTGATTACCTGATACGTCCAGCCGTACAGACGCTTGTTGAATAATTCAATGTCATACTGGGAAAGCCCGTATGTCTGGTCTGGGTCAACACGGTCACCTACGTGAGTGTCGGTGAGTGGGGCTACTACAGACTGAGGGGTCTCACCCCTGTGGACACCGGAAGGTGGGGGAGTGTACACGCTTGCCTCGACTGGGGGCAGCGCAACAGCTAACTTAATAGCTTCGTGAAATACTTGTGTAAACACTTCTGATGAAGCTTGCTTCCCCATTAAGGCTTCGTACTTAGCCTTGTAGTTGTCCCGTTCTGCTTTTAGTTTATATGTTTTGAGGTCTTGTACCACATCTTCTGAAACATCTTTAGCAGTGGAAGGGTCAATGTCTGCTGACTTCTGTAGGTACCCAGTACTGTCATGCCATCGTTGGATAGTGCTGCGATGAACACCAATCCCAAAGTCTTTCAGCACATCGTCTCGGATTTCAGTCCAGCCTTTTTCCTGTTCACGCATCTCAACAATCCTCTTACGAACCTTCATCATGCGTTCGTCTTTGAGGTCAAATAAACTAGTCAAATCTTACTCCTTATTCGGGAGTAGCCGATCTTCTTCTTGCTTGGTCTTTTTAGACTTGTTTCCTCGTGGACTGTCTAAATGCTGACCGGAAGAGGCTGCACCCAATGTACTCGTAGCATAGGCTCCTAGCCCACCTTGTCCTAATTGTAGCATACTACTTATGCTTGTCAACGCTTTCTCTAAGCGGATATCACTTTTACGCTGGATAGTCATTACCTACTGTACATCCTCTTCTGGATTGTCCTTTAGGTCTAAATATTTATTCAACAGCGCATCAAGTTCAATTGTAGCTTCTGAATCTTCTACTTCAGCTTGAATTAAATCAATAAGGGTCATCTGCTTTTTAACATCTGTTTCTGTCCCTGCACGATGGGCTGTATTGTTTTTTTGGTCTTCAGTTGTATCTGCGGGAGGGATATATCCTGATACATCTCCATAGTGAGCCTCCCCTGTAAAGGTTTTAGCTTCCACTGTACCCTTTTTATTGTCCATAAGGCTAGTTGATGCAGATTTTATTATGTCAATTGCAAATCTCTCAACTGCATCTTCACCCCCACTATCCATTTTAGAAAGTGATTTTCGTTGCAGGAATGCGTCTAACTTCTGGGGGCCACTTTTAGATTTTTTCTTAGCCTTTTTCCCACCTGAACCACCATACGTTGTGGTGAAAACCCCCGGATCGGAAGACACTGCCACTGTTCCACCGGCAAATTCTTTTAAGAATTTTTGAAGTTCTTTTACTCTGGGTGTCCCGCCTTGTGCAGAAACAGCAAAATCATGACCTGATGCAGCCCTCCCGTGTGCCTTTGCACGTCGTAATTTACCCGCCTTTAGAGCCCTGCGTGATAGCTGTTCATGGTGTTCTTTAGCGTTGTTATGATAATTCGGACCAGCTACCTTATTGTCTGGGTGATGTATCGCTTTGACACCATCACCGTAATAATATGTCGTAGTCCCGTCTCTAGCAACATCCCGCTTATAATACAAATGCCCCTTGCGCTCTTCGGGTGTATTCCTCAGATACTTCTTATCCTCTGCGTCGTCTGGACGTGCGCTGGTTTCGGGTACGTCCCCGTCATGTTTTGCGTCCTTAGGGTTAAATTTCATAGCATCAGGCATTATTCATCCTCATTTTCATAAGAGTACGGGCCTTTCTTTTCACGTTCTGATACTGTAGAGGAACGCCTATTTTCAGGCTTATGTATTGAAGATGTACTAAATGTAGCTTTCTCAACAAAACCTACCCCATTAGGAGTAAGGGAGCCCACATATTGTGTCCCATCTGATTCAAACCACAACTTGCTCCCATCTGCGCTGGGGCCTTTAATAATAGGAGTAAACCCCTTATCCATTAAATCTTGAATCCATGTCTTACCCGAACCTAGAGATTTAGCCAAACCATGTATTCTATCAATAGTTACTTTATCTCTGGATTCATTATATTCATCGACGTCCCGTTCCATTAGAGGGGTTTTATCCATTGCCGTGGGCACCCTACCGAACCGAGGAATTTTTACAGCGTCCACAGGATCATCCGACAATTGTAGTTGGGAGGGGTCTAGCTCTGGAGGAATTCCCTCTTCTGCTCCTTCTCCTCCTTGTTGTTGAGCCATCTGATCAGCTTGTTGTTGAGCTTGCACTGCTTGCTGTTCTACCTGTTGGTGCATAGATTCTACTCCCAGAACTTGACTTTCACCTTCAATTTGGGCTAGTGGAACTGGTTCGCCTGTTACAACGAACATAATATCGTCCATGTCTGCGTTTTCATTTTTTAGTTTCAGTGTGTACCCCATGTCTAATAAAATCTTAGCGTTGTTCACACGTTGTTGGGAGAAACTAATCCGTGTAGCTTCTGCCTTTTCTTCTGGGTTAGGTAGAACTAATTCAAAATCTGTAATCCCAAAAGCTTCTAACAACCTAGGGAACACCTTATCTTTAAGCCGACGTTGATCGGACTCTACAGTTCTGCCCATTACTACAAGTTGAGAGGTCTGAGTTGACATACCCCCAAATGAATCAGGGTTCCCTTGCCATACTGGAGTGACTCCCCATATAGCGGCAATTCGTTCCCTGATTTCGTCCTTAATTGGTAGGTAATCCATTTCCTGTAAGGTGTGGAATAGCCGTACCATGTCAACTCGACCACGCTGGTTTCTGGCACTTACCGCAATCATAGGAACATAGTTAGGGTCCTTACGTGTTTCTGCTTGAATAATAGCCCGTTCACGCTTCAACGCTTCTGGGTCGTCAGTCTGGACCATCAACATGGATGCGGGCATCTTGCGTTCAAAGAAGTAACGGTATAGGTTTTTATCCATACCTATTAGAGTCAAAGCCTTTTCAAAAATAGTAAGGATGGGGGACATGCCGTATGTCTCAGTTGGAGTAAACTTTGACGTATGTATAATTTCATTTTCTAGGAAATAAACTACTTGTGTGCGATGTAGGAACCTGTACATGGCTCCCCGAAGTTCTATGCCACAAGGTTCCCCCTCAGACCCTTCCTCTACATGTGAAGGAATCTTACAATTACCGGGGGATTCGGTAATAGCTTCACGATGAATGGGGCAAATAAAATGTGTGTTATTAGGAAGTCCCATCTCATCTAGGTCAAATTCTATCAGGGCGGGATTCATTCTTCGGATTTCTACTACTTTAGAAGAAACTTTATTCTTTTCATCCGCTACATATTCTTTTACTAAATAAAGA